CGAAAGGATGGCGGCTCCCCTGCACACAGAGCCCGCGACTGTCCTCATCGGATCGTTGCAATCCCAAGCGTTCCTATGGAACGGCATGACTTGAAAGAGGCCAATGGCCCCCGCCCTACTAACTGCAAGTGTGTCCAACCAAGGATCCTCAACCATTAGGACCCCAACGAGCATTGAAACGGGTATCCCGTGCTTCTCGCTCGCCTCTCTTATTCTCTTCGCTATCCTACTGATTGCGCCATGGTCCGCGCAACCATCAGACACGCACTCCCATCTGGATTCGATCAGGTAAGACGCAACCGGATCCGGCGGCTCCGCGTAGATCGTGTCCAGCCTGATCACGGGGGTTGGTTTTTCCTGAGTCTGTGGCATAAAGGCCACCCATGCGAACATGCACGCAGCGAAGAAAATAATTTTTTTAGTCATTCTTTTTTTCTGCTACCGTGCAGACCCACACCATGATGGCGGGACATGCGATGAGTCCGGCGATGAATCCCATGAGCACCGCCATTACTTGGTAGATCATACTACCTCCTGATCAGGGTTTCTGGTTACACCCCCACTGCACCTGAATGGAAAAATAATTTTTCAAAAAGAATTTCTCCACATCTGGTACACCACCACGGCCAAGGCGAAGTAGCACACCACCTTGACAAGAAATGCCACGGCCTCCCCACTGTCATCCATCACTGCCTCCTCTTTGGTTTGCGCCAGTTCTTTCCCTGCTGTGTGGTCAGGAATTGCATGCCCACCGTCGGGCGCGGATCACCCGATGCCCTCAGTAGATCATGGATTCCATCCATGTAGACATCGGCCTGCTTCCGGCTCGTGAACATGCGCTCCCCCCATCGACCAGACACTTGGTCGAAGTACTCGACGAGGAAGTGTGTGTATTTCATACGTCACCTCCCTTGGACATGAGGGCTTTCGTGATCCACGCCCTTGTATCATCAACGCTCTGGTATCCGATCACCTCGTCGCCGTTCTTGAATGTCCAGTCCGTGCCGTCTGGGTTCGTGATACAAAGCTCCGCATCAGGAGACCCCTCGGGATCGTACGGCTCTGAGAAGGGGAACACTCTGAGGTTCTTGCGAGAGCACATGACATGGCAATGCCATTGGATTGAAACTTTGATATCGTTCGGCAGAGTGATGTGGACACCGTTGGCACGTCTGCCGATCAGGATTGACGCCCGTTGCAGATTGCCACCGTCATAGAAGACTTCGTTGAATCGAATGACCCACTTGGTCCAGTATTCGACCGTGTGGTTGGTGACATCCCAGTGCTTGGTGACATCCCAGTGCTCGGTCTTGCGGCTCATGGTTTTCTCCTTTGGAAAAATTATTTTCCGGTTGAGTTTATCCAGCCCAACGATTGCGCTGGATTTGCTTCTTGAGAAGTTGGTGAAGATGCTTTGCCTCACCGGGGATCAGTTGGAGTGTCATCCCACACTTCCCGTTTGTGGGCACCATCACCCCTTGGGTGGGCGCATGATTGCCATGCTCCATGCAGGTGTAGATCCCACACTCTACACGCACGGGGTGAACCGTGTTACTGCACCCTGCCACCGCGCACCTCACGCGTCACCTCCCTCTGTTTCGAGCAGGCCGTCCATCTCGAAGGACCTGCATGACCCGATACGCGAGCCTCACGCTAGCACCCGTGCGATCAGAGTAAGCGTGGATCGCCCTCCAGTTGGACCGATCATGCTCCGCCATCCTCAGCTCCACCTCATTTACGGGATGGTACTTAAGGAAGTATTCAGCGTCGCGGAGAATGGATTCTTCCCGAAACTTCACCGCCTCCATCAGGAGACGGAATGTGCCTTCGGGTAGGTCCATGACGGCATCCCTGAGGACATAGGAGGAATGGACGGGCAGAATGACTTCATGCCTCATTCGTTCCGACACGGCGATGTGCAGTCTCTCGTGCTCCCGCACACCTTTGCGCTCTTGGGGTGAGAGACTTTCCCACCAGTCGGGATCGACGAAGAAGTTCTCGCCGTCGCTGATCGCCTTGGACTTACCGTGGTTGCTCATGGTTTTCTCCTTTGGAAAAATTATTTTTCCGGTTGTGGTTTACTCGTAGAACGGACGGTTGTCGGGGAAATACTTGGGTGCATTGTTGTCGTACACACGGGCCTCGTACTCTCCCCCAGCGTAGGAGACCGAAGAAGATGAGGGGATGCCGTAGTAGCGCATGCGGTTGTAGAGCCTGTCATTCATTCGTCGGGAGTATGCACAGGCGTCATCCTCACTTCGGAATCTCCTGACCACCCGCACAAGCTCCCCGCAGTCATACCACCAGCCGCCCTCCTCCCCCCCACCGTAGGCACGGTCCACCTCATAGACCGCCACGACGTACTTCAGGCCCAGAATGGTGCGGATCACGGGACGACCACGCGTCCATGCCACCACCTCGTCACGGATGCGGGCCGCGCGATTCACCACGCGACGGGCCGCATACCTCACACGATTGCGGATGCGGAGTGCCGGACCCGACAGACTCAGGGTCGCGATCACACGCCCCACGCGCAGGACGTACAGTCCGTTCGATGGCCAGTCTCTGCCGTACATCGTGAGGACATTGACCACTGCTTCGGCCTTGGCGCTGTCACTCTCTCGAAACAACGATGCCTTGATCATGCGAATCTCCTTGGTGAAAAATTATTTTTCACCGGATGGTGTGGTACATGTCGAAGTACTTGGGGTCCACCTTGTTGCGACTGAACGCACTTGTGGCCATGAGCGGGCGGTACACATGGCACTCGCGCGACTTCCACGGCTCGGGTATGCGCTCGTAGGGCAACGCGCGCTTGAGGATCCGATGCGCCGACTCGACGCTGTTCGCCTTGCGGGCGCGCATCCAGACTGACCAGTTGTTTGACTTGATGGAGGAGTGACACTTGGCGAGGTATTCGCCTACGTCTCTGCGGTATGCCATTGGGCATCCTTTGGAAAAATTATTTTTTCGGCGCTTGGCCGATCTCGATGCTACACCTAAAGATAACAGGATGCAAGAAGAATGTCAATCCCCCCTGCAATATGTCATCCTTAGATCCGTGAACCCCTGTACTTGGCGTGATGCTTCATGATGCTACGCGCTACCACCACCATCCACACCCCACGCACGAACCCATTCCTCCTGACCGCGTGATCCAGAGCCGCGAGCAGGCCGTCCACTTCGACCTTGGCGACAAGGTACTTGGTATGAATGTCCATGGTCCCACCTCCTTGTGAGAAAAATTATTTTTCCGGCGATTGATAGGACGTGCCCTTGGGCACATTGTCGTACATGCGCAGATTGATCCCCTCATCTTCCATGTGCGCGCGGATCGCGTTCTGGTGGACTCGGGTTGTTTGACCGTACCACGTTGCGTTGAACGGGAACCCGCGCTCGTACTTCCCCCTGCGTTGCCCGCACAGGATCCACGTTGCATACGAGTAGATCCCTTCCCCATCGGTCCAGATTGATTCCTTCCGACTGCCGAAGGCTTCACCCTTCATCCATGCGTTGACCGTGCGCTTGCAATTCTTCCTCATTTTGTCCCCCTTTGGAGAAAAATTATTTTTCCGCCTATGCGGATCTCAATGCTACACCTAAAGATAACACAATACAATACAAATGTCAAGTCCCCCCTCAATAAAAATTATTTTTTCCGAAATACTTGACGCTTGTGCCTTAGCCTATATGTTGGGGGCATGAGTAAACCATCTATGCTAACTCCAAAGCAGGCCGCGTTCGCCGGATTCGTCGCAAGTGGGTTGTCCTACACGGACGCCTACGAGAAGGCGTATGACGTGAAGAGCGCCAAGCCCGAATCCATTCGTGTATTGGCATCCCGCCTCATGAAGGTCGAGAAGGTCAAGAAGGCCGTCGATGATCTCAAGGCAGATAAGAAGGAAGCCAAGCGCGCCCACGAAACCCTAACATCCCAATGGATCCTCGATAGATTGAAGTCAGAGGCCATGGATGAAACCAATCCCCCAAGCACTCGTGTCCGGGCACTTGAGCTACTTGGGAAGTCCCATGGAGTGTTCGAGGAGAATAACAAGGTTATCGTCGAACACAGGAATCCAGAGGACATCGAAAAGGAATTAGGGGAGAGGCTAAAGAGTCTGTTTTCAGAGGCGTGATATAGGTGGATTGGAAAAGGGAGAGAGTAGCACACCCCCCTCTTTCGATCCCTTCTGAACGAAACTCTTAGCCTACCGGGACGAAAAATAATTTTTTTCGATCCCTCATTGTGCTAACCGACGTTTTCGATCCCTCATTGGGGACACTACTGTCGATTCCACCGTGGATTTACCACTTGTCGATCCCTCATGGGGTCAACTACCGATCCCTCCTCAAGAAAACCACCGATCCCTCCTCGTGTTTACTGACTCGCGCGAGGGGAAAAAATAATTTTTCAGCTCGGGACATGAATAATTATTAGTCCGGAGTGAATAGTGGGGTTTGGTTTGGCGCGTTTAAATGCGTTTTAAGGCCCGTCGGTGGCTCCGGGGTACCTTTGGTATGGGTCAGGAGCCGAAAGGCCTCTAACGCGATCCTACAGCGTGAGGCACGCATCGGATGGGTGGGCGAATAGTGCGCCCGGAACCGGAACGCATGGACAAAAAAAGGGGCCGACCCCGAAGGGCCGGCCCCAGTTTACCGCCTTGCTACTCGCCCAAGGTGGGGAGCTCCTCGAAAGGAACCGCCGACCGGTTCTTTTGGATCCATGCGAGCGCCGTCCGGTACTGCGTCAGTATGCTCTGGATCCGTTCTTCGTCGGCTTTGATGTTGCGCCAAGCCTCGCCCGCTTCCTGTGATGCCGCCTTATCGGGCTTTTTCGAGGCTTGAAGGTTGGCGGACTTCACGACCGTCCTTTCGTGAAGCTTGACCTTCCCATCATCTCCCTTCCCCTCGAGGCCTACCGCGAGGAGCGGCCCTACACTCTGTAGATCCTTTTCGGTAACAACACCGGCAAGCCGGTCAGGATCGTTGAGCATGTCGAGCGCTAGCCGATTGAGATTGGCCAGCTTGGGAAGCCGTGGCTTTGTCTTACCCTCCTCGACCTTGCCAGACTTCGAGATGCCCTTCGAGGTCAACACTCCATAGCTGGCCTCATCCTCGATTGCGTCTAGGAATCTCTGTTCATCTCCGAAGAATGCGAGATAGGAAAAGAGCCTTCCGATGTCTTGAGTCGGGTTGAGCACATTCGGGTTCGACATCTCCGCCGCGATCTCGCCCCTCCACGCGAGAACATCCTCTACCGTGGGTGGCTCAGCATTGCCCCGAATCTTTGCCGCAAGGTACATCGTCACCGCCGCCGTACCTTGCCCGCCCGCCTTGGTCGCCGCCTTGGCGGCCTTGCTAGCCTTTGACAGTAGGCCAGCGACGAACGACGCGGACACCTCGATAACTTCCATTTGCTTGGTGGACATAATGTCCCTCCATGTATGGGGCACCTTCGCCCCGGTGATCCGGCCCGCCGGAGTGGCGGCGCCGGGCACAACCATGATTGTCAATCAACACTCCGGAATCTCGTTCAATCCAATCCGATGCGCAAGGCCCACAACAATCCCGCGCAATCTGGGGCCATTCCACGCGCAACACGACCGCCAATGGTGCCCGGCCTGAAAAATAATTTTTACGATCCTATGCATCCAAAATGCATAAAAATGCACCCCCAGTACCCCGGGGGCACCCCTAGGCGCGCGAAGCGCCCGCCCCCCTGTAAGGTAGGTTTTACGCGTTCGACGAGGTTGTATCATGGGGTTGCACCTTTGTGCCAGAAAAGCGCATGAGTAAAACTGTATATATATTATATATATATTTATACCCTTATTTTTTTTTAAATGGTTGTTAAAAATATGGTAAAAAAAATATATATAAAAAATGAAAGTATTAACCTATATTTTAAATACATGTATTTATAATACTGTATTAATAATACTGTATTATAAATACTGTTTATAAAAAGTATTTATAATAAAAAAAGAAAAACCCCTTTTTTTAAAAGGGGTTTTTCTTTTTATATATATATATATAATTAGTAGTATCTCGTGCCTGAAAAAGATGGATGGGTTGCTTGGCCAGCAAGGAAAAAAAGAAAGAACTCAGGGATCGTCAGTTTGGTCCCAAGGCTGAATGGATCAGATCCCTGCCTTGCTGTGCTTGTGGCACTGATGGTCCTTGTGATGCGGCACACATGAAGTCTAGAGGTGCGGGGGGTACCAGTGACCATTTGGTTCCTCTCTGTAGGAAGTGCCATACAGAGCAGCACACAACGGGGATCAAGACCTTCTTTTCAAAACACGGCGTTATAGACATCTTAGATCTGGCGGAACGCTACCACCAGAAATGGCTCTATGCTGAATACTGGGACGGAAGAAAAGGAGACATGCTCTACTGAGCTAGAACCCATAAATATATGGGAAGCAATACAAGTTATTGAGAATGCAGTTGATGCTTATCGTGCATCTACAGCCATGATGAGGGGCACAAGATCCAAAATCAAAGATTTATACAAACCACATGGTAATGGAAAGGTCAAGTATATAGGTGAAACGGCGGAGGAGATACTTGAAAGCTTTTTGACTAGGCACAATTACAGGCGTGGTAGTCAGCTTTGGTTTGATTTCTCTAGACTGGTAATGGATTATGCGGAAAAGAATGAGTTCGAAGAGTGGCGTGTGGCCCACTGGTGCAGAATTAACAAAGTACCTTTCCGGCTTTAAGATGTCCGAGCTTGTCAAGAAGCACAGTGATTGTATGTTGAAGGCACAAAAGTATTTTATGGATGGTGATTACAATCTTTCTGACAAGCACAGAAAGAATGCAGACACGATTGTTCTGCACTGTGAAAAATTCTATGACGACCCAGCTTGATTTAGCCAGCATCAGGTCGAAAATCTCCGGTCTTCCAGAAATTGAAAGACTGGAGATACTCAGGTTGCTGGATGAGTTAGATAACGCAAAGACCAAGGACCTGATCAACAAGGACTTTTTGGCCTTTGTTAAGCATATATGGCCAGCTTTTATTGAAGGTGACCATCACAGGGTCATGGCAGATGCTTTTAACAGGATTGCCAGTGGTGATCTCAAGCGTCTGATCATCAACATGCCGCCCCGGCATACCAAGTCTGAGTTTGCGTCCCATCTTTTTCCTGCTTGGTATCTAGGAAAATTCCCAGACAGGAAGGTTATTCAGACGGCACATACCGCTGAGCTTGCTGTTGGGTTTGGCAGAAAGGTCAGAAACTTGGTGGACTCGGATGACTACCAGTCGGTATTCAATAGTGTGTCCCTTGCCTCTGACTCCAAGGCTGCTGGACGATGGAGCACCAATAAAAACGGGGAATACTTCGCCATTGGTGTCGGCGGTGCCGTTACGGGTAAGGGTGCCGACATTCTGATCATTGACGATCCGCATTCAGAGCAGGAAGCAGCACTCAACGACCCGTCGATCTACGATAAGACCTACGAATGGTACACATCGGGACCAAGACAGCGTTTACAGCCCGGCGGAAGCATCTGTGTGGTCATGACTCGTTGGTCGAAAAAGGATCTGACTGGCAGCATCCTGAAGTCTTCCATCGAACGGGGAGGATCAGACGAGTGGGAAGTCATTGAGCTTCCGGCAATCCTGCCAAGTGGTAACCCACTGTGGCCAAGCTTTTGGCCAATCGAACAGCTTGAGGCACTGAAGTCCGAACTCCCACTTTCCAAATGGAGTGCTCAGTACCAGCAGAACCCAACCTCAGAAGAGAGCGCAATCATCAAGCGGGAGTGGTGGCGCGAGTGGGAAGGATCTAGGCCACCGAGTTGTAATTTTATTATTCAATCTTGGGACACTGCCTTTCTTGCCAAAGAAACTTCTGATTACAGTGCTTGCACAACTTGGGGAGTGTTTTATGATGATAATGGGAATTCAAACATTATCCTGCTTGACGCATTTCAGGAAAGGCTTGAGTTTCCAGATTTGAAGGCTAGGGCTTTCGACATGTACAAGGAGTTCAATCCAGATGCTTGTATTGTCGAAGCTAAGGCTGCCGGGTCACCCTTGATTTTCGAGCTTCGTAAGATGGGGATCCCGGTCAGTGAATACTCACCAAATCGCGGCAAAGACAAAATTGCTCGCGTAAATGCCGTATCGGACCTATTTTCATCTGGGTTGGTTTGGGCACCCAAGAAAAGGTGGGCGGACGAAGTAGTTGAACAGTTTGCTTCGTTTCCCACTGGAGATCACGACGACCTTGTTGATTCGAGCACTCAGGCCCTACTGAGATTCAGACAAGGTGGATTTGTTTCTATCCAAAGCGATGAGAAAGAAGAAGAAATGATTTATCATCGCAAGGCATCGTATTACTGATGGCAACTACCGAAAGAGATTTGCTTGATCGCCTTGTAAATCCACAAGGCTTTAGTGGTACAGCGGCTCTTTTGGGTGCCAGTTTTACGCCGGGTGTAAGCACTGCCGTTGATGCGGCGTCTGCCCTAGATGCTGTAAGGAAAAGAGACCCACTTAATTTTGGACTTTCCACCCTTGGACTGCTCCCATTCATCTCGGGCACTACGGTTCGGGTTGGTGGA